CATTGATGTTGGGGATAAGCATGATAAGCCGTCACCCTGTTTAAGGGTCTATTAAGTAAACAAATTAAAAGTCTTCTGCCAGAGCAGCCAATTGAAATTCAATGGGAAGACGCTGGCGATATTGAAGGCGAGAATGCATGGGCAGATTTAAGCGATGTTAAGAAGTATCAAGAGATCCCTGTCAGAACCGTAGGATTTTTTCTGAAAGCGACTAAGAAGACTATTTATTTTTGCAACAATATTGAGTCGAGTGACAAGGATAGCAAGTGTACGGCAGTGCGTGGGCAGATCCCAATAGGATGCATTAATAAAATTAATAAATTAGAGGTGTCTGATGGTTAAAGTTGTAATCGGTATGTTGGATAAAATTGCACCAGGATATAAGACGTATTCCATGATAGGCATTGCAATGGCAATGATGATCTGCCAGATGTTGGGCTACCACCAGTTTGATGCAGAAGCGTGGGGCATGGTTGGATTAGGCGGAGCAGCAACCTGGAAAATGGGTCAAGACCGTAAGTGACAACGCTGATCATTACTCTGGTCTTAGGAGTAGGAGCAGTAATTTATTTAATTAGAATTGGCAGACAACTTGAAAAATCTGGAAGCTATCGAGCAGCCTTGGGCATTCACAGTAAGATTAATAAATCGAATCAAGATATCAATAAGAAACGTGACATTGATCTCAAGCGTTTGGATGATAACCCTCGCTCTGTTTTTGGCTCTGACGACTAGTTGTCAATCGATACCCAACGAAGGGATGAGTTTAGCTTACCCAGATCGACCCAATAATCCTACATTAGAGTTTGTGGATGAGGGAGACAATTGCATCAGTGATAAAGAATTAACAGGACTCGGTAAGTTTTACATCGAGAGTAAGACTTACTTTGATAAGACAGAGGCCATTATCGATGCGGTTAATGGTAAATAACATCGCGGCGCATATATTAATACTCGCGTTGGTCTTACCGGCAACCGTGTTTGCCAAGTGGTCAAACGAAGCGGGAGTGGTAGAGCCTGCATTGGAGATGATGCTGGGATGGAATGTGAATGAGATCCCTAGCAACATAACAATTTACTACGATGTCAATGGCGATCAAAAGCCTGACGTTGTATTCGCACACCCGATCATGGCAACTAACATAGGTGTCCAATGCGATGTGGAGCGAGTAGAGAACGAAGCTTATTGGGTCTTTTCGACATGCCCAGCAGACCACGCAGCAGATTATTTTATTTATAGACACTGGACGTTATACAAAATTATAGGCGAAAGATGGCAGAGGGTATACCAACATGTTGAACAACATGAGCGAGGAAGAACGTGCAGCATTCGACAGGACAAATAAAGCACTGGGTATCAGAACTGCCAGCGAACAGAAAAAAGCTGTACAGGAAACTGAAGATCTTGGAGTTGCTGGCACAATCAAACAGGCAGTCGCCAACATTGGAGGAGTGGAAGAACTTACCTCTTGGGCCCGATCTTCTGATCGAAACCGAAGAGAGCTCTTTGGATGGTACGCAAAGCTAGCTCAAAAAGAAGAGAACGACACTGGCACTCAAGTGCAAGTCAATATCATAAATTATAATGGTCAACCTGACGCTACCACACAAATTTACACCGAGGCAATACCAACTCCCTCTGTTTAGAGCGTTTGATGATGGTATCAAGCGAGCGGTATTGGTGTGGCATCGTAGGGCAGGGAAGGATAAGACAGCACTTAATCTTTGTGTCCGAGAAATGTTTAAAAGAGTCGGACAGTATTACCACCTCTTTCCCACGGCTAGGCAAGCAAGAAAAGCTATATGGGATGGCATCGACAAAGATGGTTTGAAGGTGATGGATCATTTCCCAAAAGAATTGGTCAAGAGTAAGAATGAAACGGATATGAAAGTGACGCTTTCAAACGGAAGTATTTACCAGTTGGTCGGAACTGACATGGGGCTGGATTGGCTCGTCGGAACAAATCCCGTCGGGCTGATCTTTTCTGAGTATCCGATTATGACACCGAAAGCTTGGGATTTAATGCGACCTATTGTAAGAGAGAATGGCGGATGGGCTTTATTTATTTATACACCGCGTGGTCAGAATCATGGTCATAAGATGTATGAGATGGCGGATAAAAATGATCAATGGTTTTGCTCACGGTTAACAGTGAATGATACCAGGCGAGATTCGGAGGGTGAAGACGGATCGCCAGTGGTAAGTCCCGAAGACATTGCTGATGAGGAACGCGAAGGACTTTCTGTGGAGCTAATAGCTCAAGAGTATTTCTGTAGCTTCCATGCGGCAATCCCTGGAGCGTACTTTGCGAGAGAGATGACTAAAGCGGAAGACGACGGACGCTATTTAAATTTACCGTGGGAGCCGAAGGTTGATGTGCAAACCGCATGGGATCTCGGTATCGATGACGCTACAGCCATTGTGTTTTACCAGACAGTAGGCAACGAAATTCGGATCATTGACTATTATGAGGCTAACGGTGAAGGTCTTCCACATTTTATCAACGTGCTTAAATCGAAGCCGTATGTTTATGGCGCACATCATGCTCCGTGGGACATTGAGGTTAGAGAACTTACTACAGGGAAAACTCGGAGGGATACGGCACGCAGTCTTGGAATCATTTTTACGGTCGGCAAAAAAGTCCGCGCGAAGGAAGAAGCAATCGAACAAGCACGGCAAATAATTTCTAAGTGTTGGTTTGATAAGACCAAATGTGAAAAGTTAATTTCAGCGTTACGCAATTACCATAAAGAGTTTGATGACAAGATGGGAGTCTACAAGAAAAATCCCGTGCATAACTGGGCTTCTCATGGAGCGGATGCATTTATGCAGTTGGCAATGGACTACAGGACACCCCGAACATCAGCATTACAAACCGTCGCAGAACAGGAGTTTAATATTTTCTAATGAATATCCTAGATACCTATTTCACAATCATGGGGGGATCACCTCCACCAAGACCTGTTTACGCTCCGCCTCCACCGCCCAAGCCTGCACCAATCGACAACTCGGCTTCAGCGAGAGAGAAAACGGCAGACAGCAAGAAGCGTGGCAGAACTTCATTGATTACTAATAAAGATGGGGCATCTGGATTAGGCGGCGAGGCTAATTCTGGGCAAAAGAAAACGCTGGGAGGTTATTGATGAACATACTTAATTTTATTGTCACTCAATGTTTTGGCGGAGCGCCAGCAATGCCTCCGATGCCACCCGCTCCTGCACCCTTGCCAGATGTGAGTCAACAGGAAGAAGAGAAACAGGCAAAGGCTCGCGCGGCAGCAGCAAAAGATAAAAAACGTGGCAGAGCTTCATTGATCACTAATCAAGGGGGTGCGTCTGGATTAGAAGAGGATGGCAATACTGCGAAACAGAAATTAGGCGGATACTAAATGGCAGTCAATGCGAAGAACTTACTGAAACGTAACGAAACACTCAAAGAGGATCGTAATCTCTGGGATAGTTTTTACAGGGATGTTGTGGACTATATTCGTCCTCGCAAGCAAACCGCAGAAGAGAGTCGCACGCCTGGTATTATCCGACATAAGCATTTTGATTCCACTGCTCCTCACGCTGCGAACACACTTGCATTAGTCATGGCAGATACTTTAACGCCAAAAGCCATTCGATGGTTTGGCTTCAAGCTACCCGAAGCATCTCCCCTCAAGCAATTCAATGCGAATCAAAATGTAATGAATTGGTTTAAGACAGTGGAAGACGGAGTGCGTTATGCACTAGACCAAAGTAACTTCTACCCTGTCATCAATGAAATCTACCTTGACTTTAATTCCTTCGCAACGATCTGTTTATATGTAGAAGAGTCTGAGTTAAAACAAAAAGGATTTAACGGATTGACCTTCAGAGCATTGCCAATCGCTTCTTATGTATTTGCGGAAGATGATGCGGGTCTTGTTGATACGGTCATGCGTGAATATGAATTGACGGCGAGACAATATGTACAACGATTCCCTGGAGGGACTATTCCTAATGTGATTGCTAAATCATTAAAGGAAACTCCAGATGATAAGTTTAATTTTTTAAGAGTGGTGGCTCCCACCCAAGAGTTGGGATCAAAAGTTAAGTTTCCATTTGCCTCAGTTGATATATTAGTGGATCAACATTTAGTAGTGGATGAACGGGGTTACAAAGAATTTCCTTACATGGTGGGCAGATGGGATAAAGCATCTGGAGAAACTAGAGGTCGAGGCCCTGCTGCCATTGCATTGGATGATATTAAATCACTCAATCAGTTGCGGAAACTTGAGTTGATCGGTTTGGAGAAAGCAGTCAACCCTCCTATCCTTGCTCCAGAAGATGGATTTATAGGCACAGTGAAATTGGGTAGTAACTCAATTATCTATTCACGAAACCCTAAAGATGTCAGAACACTCCCTACAGAATTACGATTAGATTTATCCTCATTGAAAGCGAATGATCTTAAACAATCTATTCGTGACATCTACCTAACAGATCAACTTAACATTCCCAGAACAAAACAGATGACAGCTTCGGAAGTGTCTGTCCTACGTTCTGAAATGGAACGACTCTTAGGCCCGACAATTTCAAGATTTGAATCAGAAGTGCTGGGCCCGATGTTAAATCGAACCGTTGGCATTATGTTTAGAACGGGAGCTTTACCTCCACCTCCACAAGAGATTCAGAATTTAGAAGCAATTGACATTGAGTATGTAGGACAGTTGGCAAGATCTCAAAAAATGGTTGAAGTGGAATCGATACAAAACTGGATTAGCTTGATTGCACAATTTGGACAGATTGATCCAAGGGTATTGCAATTACCTGATCTGATGGCGGCTGGGAGAATCATTGCACCCGTACTAGGTGTTCCTAAGTCGGTTGTCAAAGGTAACGCCCAAATGGAAGAAGATGTTGAACGTGAGCAGCAGAAACAAGCTCAAGCAGAACAAATGCAAAAGATGGGCGCTATGGCTGAGTCGGCTGGTAAGGCAGCGCCTGCAATGAAAGTTATGCAAGACGGAGCATCGAATTTAAGTGAAGAAGATAAAGCAGCGCTTGTCCAACAGTTTACCGGCGGCACTAACTGAACGACAAATCGCAAGCGCGTTTCATAATACATTTACAAGCGGAGATGGAGGGTTAGTGTATGAATGGTTTGAAAACCAATACAATAACACATCCAGTTTTGTCCCAGGTGAGCCAGAAACCACGGCCTACAACGAAGGATGTCGGGCGGTGTTCCTGCAAATTAAAAAAAACCTGGACTACTGGGAAACCAAAGGAAAGGATTTATGACTGAAGACATGACTGCAACCTCGGAAGAGGTAGTCGATACAGGAACAGATACAGAAACACCAGAAGTTGAATCACAAACAGCAGAACAAGTTGAAGCCACATGGCGAACTGATTTGACAGGCGATTTGCAAGGAGTCAAAACTCTTGAGAAATTCAAGGATGTTGATGCACTTGCGAAAGGCTATGTCAATTTAGAGAAATATTTCGACGGGACAATAAAGATTCCTGGCGAGAACGCAACGGCAGAAGAAATTGAAAGATATCATTCCAAGTTAGGCAGGCCCGATACTCCAGAGGACTACGAGTTTGAGAAGCCTGAGATGCCAGAGGGAATGAATGAAGACAATCACATGGAAGGTGAGTTCTTAAAAAAAGCTCATGGCATGGGTTTGAATAGCGCACAAGTCAACGATTTATATGGTTGGTATAACGCTCAGACCAAAGACATGTTTGTGCAGCATCAAGTCGCACAGGAAAATAATATTCAGAAAGCTGAAATAGAACTTCGCGCCGATTGGGGCCGCCAGTATGAAGAGAAGTTATCAGGCATCCAAAGGTTAGTGGATCAGTATGCCAGTGGTGATGAAAAGCAATACTTGGATGCATCTGGCTTTGGCAATGATCCGCATGTCGCAAAGTTTTTAGATAAAATTACAAGGGATTTTGGTGAGGCTAAACACTTAGGTGATCCTAAGATGAATGCGTTTACTGATCCAGATTCTGCACAACGAGCTAAAGATTCGTTTTATAGAGATACAGAAAACGATGACTATAAAGCTTATTTCAGCGAAACACATCCCCGCCATAATGAGGTGGTCAAGATGTTGGATCGATGGAATAACACGATACATGGAGATGAATAATGTCGATTTCAAACGATATCAAATGCGGCGACTGCATTCATCTCGTACCGCAGACTCAAGTTTGCATGGAGTACAAGGCATCAGTCGAAGTCGAGGAATTGCGTAACTGCTATTTTTTTAAAGCAGGCAAGTACGCAGAGCCAGCGCCAGAGATTGAGCCGATCAAGAAGGGGAAAAAGAAAAAGAAACTCCCTTCTGTATTCCTTGAGAAGCAACCCGCTTAGCGGACAATTGTTTCTTAAAAGTTTTTTGTCCTGGTAATCCGTTTCGGATCAGGCGTGTTCTGAAAAAAACCAGGAGAGTCCAATGATGGATAACTCTCCGTTCAATGAATCATTAATTAGGAGAGTAAAATGTCTGGACAAATTAATAAAGCCTTCGAGACTTCGTTCTCGGATAATTTTCTGCACTTGGCGAGTCAAAAGCAATCCAAGTTAGGCGGAGCAGTACGTTACGAACAGGTCAACGATGCAAAGCAATTTATGTTTGACAGAATGGACACCGTTTCGATGGTTCAATCTGTCAGTCGTCACGAAGATACACCATTAACAGAAGTACCTTTTAGTCGTAGGAGAGTTACGTTTAACACTTACAGGGCGGTTGATTTAATCGACAATCCTGATCGTGTAAAGATGGCAAAAGATCCAACTTCACCGACAATGAAACAATTGACGGCTGCAATGAATCGCCAGAAGGACGATGTGATTATTTCCGCAGCTCTTGGGAATGCTTATAGCATTAGTTCCTCTGATGCGGCTTCTTCTATCGCACTTCCTGCTGCACAGAAAATTGCTAATGGTGGAACGGATTTAACATTAGCAAAATTATTGGAAGCTAAGAAGAAACTTCTAAATAACGATGTGGATCCAGGGGAAGAGCCAATGTATGTAGTCGTTGGGCCTGACCAGTTGGAAGCATTGTTGAGTGTTACTACTAATACTTCGATAGATCATAATTCAGTCCGCGCTCTAATGAACGCAGAGCTGGAAACTTGGTGTGGCTTTAAATTCATCATTTCAACTCGCCTTGCAAAAGTTGGCAACATTAGAAGTTGTTTCGCTTGGGCAAAATCAGGAATTGGACTTGCTATGAATGGTTCTCCTAACATTCGGATCAGTGAGAGAAGCGATAAAAATTATAGCACCCAATGCTTCGTAGAATGTTCTTTAGGCGCAACAAGAATTGAGGACGAGAAAGTTGTCCAATTGGATTGTGACGAATCCTAAGAACTTCACTAACTGATTCATTAATTTAAAATAGGAGTATTAAAATGGCAACTGCATATTCAACCGAGTTAACCAACTATGAGGCTATTCCTCAAGTCATGGTTGACTCCGCAAGCGCTGGCGGCAAAGTTCGTGTATGGGCTGACACCATCGCCGCTGCTACAACTGATATTGATGATAACGATATCATTATGATGGCTGAAATTCCATCAAACGCAAAAATCAAGTCTATCTTGCTTTACAACGATGACTTGGATAGTGGTGGATCACCAGCATTGGTTACTGACGTTGGTATCTATAACGGTAACATTAAGTTCACAAGTTCCGCTGGGACAATATACGCTGCTGAAGGTGTTATTGATCGTGATTGTTACGGAACAGTAAGTACCGTTCTTCAAGCGGCTGTAACGGCTGGAACGGAATTTCGTTACGAAACCCTCGGTATCGAAACCGTTGGAAACTTTATGTGGGAAGATGGTGGATTGCCGGAAGATCCAGGCAAAATGCTTCGCATAGCTTTGACAATTGAAACCGTTGCTGCTACTGCGGCTTCTGGAGATATCACGATGGTTGTGGAGTATATCGTTAACTAACTGACAGGGGGCAGTCTTCGGGCTGCTCCTTTTCTTTCAAGGAATTCAAATGGCAAGTTTTGTAGAAATTTCATCTAACGCATTA